ATTTGGCCGCATCGTTCGGGCGGGTGCTGAGGACTACACAAAGCGGCAGCACATCTACGTAACTCCGCAGGACACTCGCACCGACGTCTCTAATCAAAGCCGCAAGCAGGTGCTAGGGCTGGCGCGATACTGGTTTTACAATAGCCCCGTCGTGCGTGGGGCGATCGATTGTATGGTTCGCAATTCGATTGGCCCTGGCATCAAAATGCAATCCCGCACAAGTGACGAAGGGTGGAACAAGTCGACCGAAGAATGGCTAGAGAATTGGGGCCGTGCTTGTGATATCCGTGGCCTTTTGGATTGGAACACCATTCAGCAAATCGCCACCCGCACCTGCCTGCGCGATAACGAGGTCTTTATTTTGCTAACCGATAACGGCGACGGCTGGCCAATGCTTCAGATGGTTGAGGCGCACCGTTGCGAAACGCCAGACTACTTACAAGGCGAAAAGCGAGTGATTGATGGCGTGCGCGTGAATGCGCAAGGTCGCCCGCTGTCCTATTACATCAACACTGGCGACGCAGATAAGTATTCAGAGATACAAGCCCCGGATCTCATTGTGCTTGCGGAACGCGATAGAGCCGATGAGCTGCGCAGCCTTTCACGCTTAGTCACATGCTTAAACCTAATCCAAGACCGCGAAGAAATTTTGAGCAACACAATGGTCAGCGTAAAACGATCTAGCGCGATCGGTTTGGCCTTGGAAGGCGAGGGCAGCGCGGGATTCTTTGGCCCTGAGTCAACAAACTCCGAAGGCATCACGACTGATCGAGTGTTTGGATCGGGCGCAATTTGGAACGTCCCGAACGGTCGCAAGATTCGCGAGATCAAAGACGATCGGCCTAGCCCGAACTTGACCGAGTTCATGGATCAGTTTTTGCGAGCCGTGGCCTCTGGTCTTGGCCTGCCTTACGAGTATCTATGGAAAGCGGATCTCTCTGGCCCTTCGCAGAGATTCGTTCTTGCACAAGCACAGCGCAGATTTGATGAGATTTCGCAGACCGTAATCAATCAGCTCGTGTCTAGGGTTCGCCTTTGGGCACTAGCCAAAGCAATCAAACGCGGTGATCTGACTCCTCCGCGTGGTATGGATCAATGGTGGAAAGCCACCTACCACACGCCACGGCAAACCACTATTGACGCCGGGAGAGATTCAGCCGCTGACCGGGAGGATTTGAAACTTGGCCTAACTTCCTACGCATCCATATACGCCTCCAGAGGCGAGTTCTGGCAGGATGCGATCGATCAGAAGATTGCAGAGCAAGCCTACATCCGATCGAAGTGCGAAGCCGCTGGCATTCCCGTTAGCGAGGTGCAATTTATTCCAAACCAACCGCAAGCACAGCCAGCCGTGACTCCTCCCAGCGCAGCCCCGGCAGATGAAGCGCCAGCACAGACTCCCGTTCCAGAGCTTTCCGCGCCTACTCAAGCCGCGACTCTGGCTGCTCCCGTTGAAATGGCACTTGAGCCTGTATCCAAGACCGAAGCCTTCACGATGAAGGACGAGCCAGACTTTAATTTCAGCGACAAGGAGCTGACGATGGTTGCGAAAAGCCTTGGCCTTAAAGACAAAAAGCCCCGCAAAAAGAAATCGAGTTGACGCGGTTTGGCCGATATGGCCGAAAAGAAATTTAAAGGGATTAGCGTCATCACTGCTGGCCCAGCATTGGGGCACGGGATGGTGATTGATGCGGACACTCTCACTCAAGTAGTCGAACGCGGTAACGAAGCTGGGCAGGTGAAGGTACTCAGCGATCACAGCTCCAGCATCTCAAATATCATCGGGTATCTTGAAAACTTTAGCTTGGATGGCGGTCGCGTTCGTGCGGATCTAACTCTCTTTCAAAGCCACGACGGCTTTTCCTACTTTAGCGAGTTAATCAGCACCCTGCCAGGACAGATCGGGTTTTCGATCAGCTTCTCTGGAATCCCTCGTGAGGCGGCAGACGGCACAATGCTGGCCGACGTTCAAAACCTATTCAGCGTTGACCTAGTTTTATCGCCAGCAGCGAATCCGACAGGAATTTTTCACGCACGGGTTGACAGCAATCAAAAAGCCATGAACAAAAACGTTCCGGCTCAAGAAGCCAAACTAGAAGCGTTGGCAGAAGCCGCGCCCGTTGCACCGACGGCCCCGGTGGAAGAAGCGGTGAAAGCCGCTGAACCCACTCTCTCTGATATTAACGCAAAGCTGGATGCGATCATGGCGATGCTCACGGCTGATGCGGTGAGCGATGTGGTTGAGGAACCCATGGCCGCCAAGGTTGAAGAAACAAATCTTTCCGAACCCGAAGTTAAAGCGGAAGAAGTCAAAGCCGAGGAACCAGCCGTTAAGGTTGAGGCCGAAGCCAAGACTGAAGAAGTGAAGCCAGAAGCACCCGTAGCCAACGAGGCCGCCGCTTTGAAGGCAGAACTTTCCGCAAAGGTGATTGAGCTTGAAGCCTCACGTGGCATTAAGCCCATCGAAGTAGAAACTTCCAAACAACTTTCTCGCGTAGAATTGCTGGCGCAGTTCAACGCAGAAAAGAATCCCCGTCGTGCGGCGGAGATTTTTAAACAAATCAAGTTCGCACGATAACCCACTACAGGAGATACAAAAACCATGGCTAACACACTCGGCTCGGTATCTAACGGCAAAGCCATTGCGCAACGCGCATTGACCACGCTTGTAGATTCCCTGCCTTTCCTAACCAAAGCGGTAACGGACTTCTCAGATGTCCCGGCCCGCATGAACGACACAATCACAACCCATCTCGTGACCGTAGGCACTGCTGGTGCATACAGCACGACTGCTGGATACGTTGCCCAGGATCGCACTCAGACTGATGCCACCATCAGCTTGAGCAACTTGATCCATAGCACCTACGCCATCCGCGATGATGAGAAGTACAGCTCCTCCATCGATCTAATCAACCGCTTTGCTTCCTCGGCAGCTTATGCCTTGGGCAAGAGCATGACGGATAGCTTGCTCGGTCTAGTGACCAGCACCTACGCCTCGACCCTCACGGTTGCGGCCGGTGCGTTGAGCTATCGCGGCGTGGTCAGCTTGGGATACAGCTTGGATACTAACAAAGTTCCGTCGAACGACCGCTATGCGATCGTTTCCCCAGATAACAAAGCCAGCCTCCTGAACGACAGCAGCATCGTTGCTAATGCTCAGATCCAAGGTGATACGGTGAAAACCGGCTCCATTGGAATGGTCAACGGCATTGAGGTGTTCTCCTACACCGCGCTTCCCTCGGCAGTGTCCAAGGGTTTTGCGGCACAGAAAGAAGCCCTCATCGTTGCGGCTCGCGTGCCCGAAGCTCTCGACAACTATCCTGGCAGCCAGGACGTAGTGACCGATCCTTCCAGCGGCCTTTCTTTGGCCGTCAGGGAGTTCGTGAATCCTACGCTCGGAACCACCAACCGCAGCTACATCTTGCTGTTCGGTGTGGGACGCGGATCGACCAGCTCGCTGGTTCGTATCGTCTAAAGTAGAAAAAATCACGGTGGGCCGGTCGCATCGGGGGGTGCGGCCGGCCTTCCTCTTAAAAAGATGAAATCCCCCCTTGTCTCAATCGCCCTCATCGCCGGCCCCGGCGAGGGGGCGATTTTGCGTAGACTAATAGAGTCGTCCCGTGGCCTATGGGATCAGGTTGTAGTCGTCCCAGCGGTAGGCGCAAATGATGCGCACAGTGTGCGCCAATGCGCTCAGGAAGCCGCAGGAGAGGCTTTAGTGTGCGAGGAATACCACAATAGCCCTGAGTTTAAGGATTGGCCTCATATCGACAATTTTGCAGCCGCCAGAAATAAAGCCTTCAGCCTAGCCACGGGTAAGTATGTGATCTGGGCAGATTGCGACGATATCTTTGAGCCAGGGCAGGCAGAGGCACATCGGCAGGCAATTCTGGATAGGGAGACGGGCAACACTGAGTGGGATATCCTTGTAACCACCTACGACGTCCAAAACTCTGGCATGCGCAACAACAAGCGCGAAAGGATATTCCGCAGGATGGAGGACGGCAAACTCCCAGCCCATTGGGAGCGACAAATCCACGAAAGAGTCACGCCAGCAAAAGACGCAAAGATTGGCGTGGCAGAGCACCTTAAAATCCTGCATGCCCCTAATGGGCCAAAGATATCTAGCGCGGAGCGGAACAAGCGGATTATCGCCAGCCGGATCAACGGCATCGGCATGGAGTGGTACTATCTGGCGCAAGAGCACTTTCTAAAAAACGAGTATCAGCAAGCCATCGGGCCGTGCCTGTTGGCGTTGGAACACGCAGATCTCGGCCCAGTCGAGCGTTACCAGCTCCACACCCAAGCCTCCATGATGCTTTCCGATCGTGCAAAGCGATTGGAGCATCTTGGTAAAGCCATTACGCTATGCCCATTGCGTCGCGAAGCCCACGGCTTACTAGCTGCAGATAGAATGGATCACGGAGATTTTACCTCCGCTTACCATCTTTTAAAAATGGTGGACTCCATGCCACACACAACGGATTGGAATCAGGAAAACCGTTGGTACAAGCACCTACCTCGTCAGTTTATGGCGCAATGCTTGCGGGCAAGTAAACAAAACCTAGATGCGGATATTCTGGTCAGGGAGGGATTTAGATCAGCCTGGGGAAGAATCACCGTGCTACACGTAGGCGAGCCAGAGGATTGTTTGCGATCACTCGCTCTTTATACCGAAACGGCAGACGATCCAAACGCAATCCAGCACATGCTGATAACGCAACGCGGCAACAATCAAGCCGATCGCCATCGGATCGTCCACTCTGCTGATGAAGCAATGGGAGCAGCCGCCGGGGATATCTTGATCACCGTTACGGCCAAGGACGTTCAAATGCCCGGACTACGCTGGGATGCAAATCTGATTGAAAACGGCACTATCCCGCCAGGGGCGGATCGTCTACCCGATCCCGTTGATCGCTTAAACCGCGTCATCGTTGGCTTAACTACAACGCCGAAACGCATTGGCACAATTTTGCCCACCATAAAAAGCCTGCTCAATCAATCTCGCCCAGCGGATCAGATCATTCTGTCCGTACCTGAGAAGCTGGCACGAACAGGGGAGCGGTTTGGGGATATTCCCAAAGAGCTACAGGAGCTGGCTGATGCTGGTAAATTACAAATTTACCGCACAAAGGACTACGGCCCTGCGACCAAGTTTATCGGCCCTCTGGAAGTGGGAGGGGATCCTGACGATATGATTTGCTGGTTAGACGACGACATTCTCTACAGCCCACGACTTTTGCAGACCCTCGCTCAAGAACTACACAACAGACCAAAAACGGCGATTGGAGTCTGCGGATTTTTTATGACAGGCGCTACTGGCTACGCCATCGCACCCGATCACGCTGGCCATGCCGAGATTTTGGAAGGATTTGGAGGCGTGATGTGTCGGCGTTCGGATATGCCGAAGGCCGAGCTGTGGCCAGCCGTTGCGGCCAATGACTTTGCTGGCCTCAGTCCATTGGCTCGCGCCCGCTTCCTTGCGGACGATTACATGATGAGCACGGAACTGCGAAAGGCAGGCACTGCCACGCTTGTCTGCAACACCTCAGATTTAAACCGAACGAATGCCTTAAAGATTCGCCAGGAGGGATTAGGGCCAGATGCACTTCAGAACAACAAAGGCACAGGCGGGAATCTGGCCGCCTATGCGTTGCTGAAAAATGGTTAAGACGCTCACCATCTCGGCCTACAATCGCCCCGCATATTTCGCCCAGGTAATCAGAGGTCTGGCATGGTGCGATGGGGTGGGCGAGTACGACGTGGTGGCTGTATTAGATCCATCCGACAAAACTCAGGAGCTGTCAGAGATTGCCAAGGCGGCCGGTATCCAGACGATGATTATGCAGGAGCGTTTGGGATGTGGATCGATGATCCGATACTGCATGGAGCTGGGATTTAGAATCTCAGATTTCCACATTCACCTTGAGGACGACACAGTACCTAGCATCGATTGCCTACGATGGTTTGAATGGGCGGCGAGGAATGCGCCGGCCACGATCCTCACGATCAGCGGCTACAACCAACACGGCGGCGATGCCAATCCAAACACGTTTGGCATTCGCAACTGGTTCACGCCTTGGGGATGGGGAACTTGGCGGGAACGATTTAGCCAGCACCTTGCGCCCGCTTGGGATTCTTCTTTTTGGGATGGCGGAGTGCAGAGAGTTAGGGAACGGCTTGGAATGTTTGAAATGTATCCGCGTGTAAGCCGCATCCAAAACATTGGGGCAGAGGGCGGGACGTTTTGCCCAGGGCCAGAATTTCACAAAGAAAATCAGCACGCGACACGGGTGGCAATGCCAGAGGAGAAACAAACCACATGGATCACATCACAGTAGATTCAGAGGATTGGTTTACGTTTGGCGGGCTATATGACGACGTGCTCAAGCTGGTTCCAACCGGGGGAGTGGTCGTGGAAGTGGGATGCTGGAAAGGCAGGAGCACGGCGCACTTAGCCGGGTCGGCGTTTAATACTGGCCGATCGATCCGGGTATATGCGGTGGATACTTGGCTCGGATCTGCCGAGCACGGGGAACAGCCCGACCTTTACGATGCGTTTTGCAAAAACATGAAACCCCTCTGGCATCTATTTACTCCACTACGCAGGCCATCGATCGAGGCTGCCAAAGGATTTAAGGATGGATCGGTGGACTTTGTTTTTATCGATGCCGCTCACGACTACGAAAACGTGAAGGCCGATATTGCGGCTTGGCTCCCCAAGGTAAAGAGGGGCGGGGTGATCGCTGGGCACGACTACATGTGCGGTTGGCCTGGTGTGGATCAAGCCGTGGCAGAGGCTTTTCACTGCGTCACGTTCCAAGACAACTGCTGGCTGAAAGTTTTGACATAAGGAGCACGACGTGACCGAGCTGGAACAACTTATGACCAGCGGCCTTTCCGATGCGATCGCAGCCGCTCCCGTTACTGCCTCTATTGGCGGGACAGTCGTTACTGGATTTTATTCTCCAAACGAGCAGACCAGCCAGCTCGGCTACGGTGGAATGGTAGATCCACAGGGTAGCGAATTTGTTTATGTAAGCGCAGGAGTTACAACGCCCAGCCTGATGAGCGTCATCACGGTGGCCGGTGCTCGCAAAAGGGTAGCCGGTATCAATACAGACAGCGGCACGACAAGTCTTACCCTAAACACGCCAGAGGATGTGCGATGAGCCTGCGCCTTTCGTTTGAGAGTAAATTGGCGTCATATCTTACTACCGTTAGCCCGTCTAAGCCTACCGGCCTAAACATTCAGGCTGGGCACAAGATCAGCGAGCTAGATCTACCCGCTTTAGTAATCCACGCAGAGAGCGCGGAATCAATCGAGGACGGCCTGCAAGGCAACACGCGGAAAATCACTATTCAAGCTACTGTTATGACTCCAGTGGATGACGCTCAAACCGTAGTTAGCCACACGGCCAGCTTCTTGTGGGCAGAAGCTAGGTTAAAAGATCGTGCTTCAATAATCTCTGGAGTCACGGCTGGCGTGAGCGTTTTGGGTAGTTACATTCAGGCAGAACGGACTGAAACAAACGAGCGGGCAATGGCGGACAGCATCACGGCAATCTTCTTTGTCGATCCTGCGTAGGATTGGTTGACAGCAACCAAAACAGCGTATGGCATATACCTACGGAACTCCCGCCAGCACTACTCTAAGCGAAACAGTCTCTACGACCTTTGAACGTGTATTCGTACAAGGCGCAGACGGGAACGTGAAAAAAGGCTTTAAGAAATTCGCAGCGGGAGAAAAGAAGGTCGAAACATACAGCACAACTCTCCCCACGCTTGCTTCCGGAACTATGGCGAACGGCGCTGTGGTGGCTTACGAATATCGCGAATCAAACACAGATCAACCCAGAGTGACAGAGACGCAGGCGTCTTGGTCAACAATCCCCTAAGGAAATAATATGCCAATCGGAACAACAGTATCGGTTTCTGGATTAGTCGTGACGAATGCCACTCTTTCGGGATCTGTCGATCAGGTCATCACTGAAAGCGGAACTGAAAACACCGTTCCTCCTGTAAAGGAAGCATATAACGGCCGCGTCGAAGCGAGCATCGAGGGCATTGATGATGGTTATACTGCTGCCGGTACTTTCAGCGCAAAGAGCCTAACCTTTCAAACGACTGCCGTGGAGCGCAAGCGTACCCTCGGCGACGTTGTTAAAGTTTCTTTGCGTGGTGTCTATTACCCGGATCTAAGCTGATTTCGGGCACAGGGCGGCTCTATGGCCCTGGATAAACTTTTTTCCGAATCAATCGTAAATAGGGACGACCACGTCGTCCTCGGCTGTAAGTTGCGGCCGCTATCGCTTTGGCACGCTACACTTTTGGAGTTAATCAACAGCCCGCTTTGGCATGGCAATAGAGGCGTCACGATTACAGACTTGCGATTGGCCACAGCAATCTGCTCTGGATCTTGGCCGGAATATCGAATCCCCAGCGGGCTTGCGCTCGTGTGGTGGAGCCTAAAAACAAGAAAAGCAAATCTGGCATTTGAGGCGGCCAAGTTTTCTGCATATATCCGCGACTTTTATGCTCCGCCTATGCTGTGGGAAAAAGAGTTGGAGAAAGCAAATGGGCCGCAGTTGTGCTCACTCCCTCAACCGTTAGACATGGCCGCCTGGCTTATTCGGAACGGATTGAGCGAGGATAGAAGCTGGAGCATGCCGATCGGTATGGCCCATTGGTACTACGTTGCGTTCGCAAGGCATCGCGGTGCGGAAATTGATCTTGTAAGCCCTGGCGAACAAGAGGCGATTGAACAAGTAAAACAGAAAAGGCTTAAATAAATGTCAGCAGGCGTTAAGTTTGAAATCGACGACAGAGAATTTAAAGCGGCCTTACTTCGCTACTACGCATCACAACGTAAAACGTGGCCGCAAATTATTAGGCAACAGGCGAGGCTAGTAGCTGTAAATCTATCCTATCAAACTCAACCCTTTGGCGATTCTCAAGGTCGAATGCTTGGGGAAAACGCGGTTAAGCGCGACCTTAACTATATATTTAAACCACTTAATGAGCGCAGTCTGGCTTTCTTTAAAGAGGTGCTGGGTGGTCGTCAGATTAGGCTAAATCTACGCAGAAAAGATGGCACGGTCTGGATCACGGACATGGATGAATTTATGACTCGCGGCGGGATGAAGCCATTTCATCAAAGCATGCGATCGCCATCGCGGGGAAACGTAAAGAATGCCAGTAGCAAAAGACAAACGATGGATATCGGCAGGCATCAAGGGCGACCGCGTGGGATAGTCTCGCAATCGGATTACCAGGCTTACATTAACAAAACCGTTAAAAAGGTTGGCATAGCAAAGGCTGGCTGGGCTGCCTGTGCAAAACTATTGGGAGGGACAAGAGGTATTTCGCAATGGGTTACCCGTCACGCTGGCAAAAGATCCTCCGGATCTGTCTTAGACAACACGAGCCAAGAAAATCCGTATGTGATTATTGCGAATCACGTTCCGTGGATTGATAAGTGCTTGAACAGCGGGCAAATACAACGTGCCCTTGACATACAAAAAGAGAAGATGATTCGTGCGACTGATATAGCATTGCAAAAGCAAGCCGTAGCGATGGGATTCTGATTTATGGCAGAGTTAAAAGCTAAAATCGGTCTTGAAACGTCGGCCTTTCAAACGGGACTAGCCAGACTGCAGGGAAGCGTAGCTGGGTTTGCTAAAGGATTGGGCGGTGCGCTGCTTGGCGCATTTGCTCTGGAAAAACTTATATCGAGTTTTTCTTCAGCCATTGAAAAGGGTGACCAGTTGCAGGACGTTGCCGAGAAGTTCGGCCTGTCTGCCAGTAAATTGCAAATGCTAGGCAATGCGGCCTCAGTATATGGGAGCAGTCTTGAGAATATATCTGCCGGACTTAATAAACTGGCCCTAGCGCAACAAAAAGCCACCTCTGGAGATACTGGCCTACAAGCCACATTCCGCGAGGCGGGCGTTACGTTGCAGGATCTCAAGACAATGGGGCCAGAGGAGGTGTTCCTTAAAATATCGGACAGTTTTGCAAGCGGAGCAAATAACGGACGGCAGATGATTATCGTAAATGAGCTACTAGGAAAGGCTCAGACTGATCTTATTAAAGTCATGAACCAAGGATCTGCCGCTATTATTGAGCAGGGCAATTCAATGGGGGTTTGGAAAGATTCAACTATTGCAAATTTATCGGCTGCATCTGACGCTATTAAAACACTGGAAAACCTATGGACGATTGCGTTCGGATCGGTGGCATCTGCAATCATTAGGGCGACCAGCTTGCTGGCGAACTTCCTTGGAATGAACACGATAACCGCGCTTCTTACCCCATCCCCGGCTATGGACACAAAGGCCGCAGGCGTAGAAAAAGAAAGCGTTACAGATAAAACCCAGGACAAGATCAACGAAAACCTGCGAAAACAGTTAGACATCGAAAACAAAATTGCGGAAAAAGGAATGACGCAGGAGCAGATCGCAAAACGATTGCTTACTACTTATGCCGCACTTTCCGCTGAAAAGAAGTTAGCCGAATCTTTCAAGACAGAAGGCGGAGACTTACAGGCCAGCCAGCTTGGAGTTGAAATGGCGCAAATTAAAGAACGCTTATCTGGAATGGGTGCAGGCTCTGGATCTATGCAAGTTTTGGCTGACTCTCTCCAGCAGGTCGGCGGTGGAGGAAACTTTGCTCAAGTTGGCAGTAACGAGGCTAATGATTATCTACGCGCAATTAAGGACAGTTCTGCGACATCAGCTAAAGCACTGCAAAACATGGTAGGGAATAACCGTGGATCAGTAACCCCAGTAGGAGCACAATAATGGCGTATTACGAGCAACCCGGTCGCACGACTTCTGTCGATAAAGACGGCAAGCAAACGACGACAATTAATTATATCGGCACAGAGGAAGCTCCTAGGCCATCAGGAATCAATGGCACCGTAAAATCCAAAACAGTCACAAAATCCGAAGCTGGTCAAACTCTTACACAATATCAAATCGAGCTGGATTCCTCATCTAAGCCAGTAGATTCCAACACTACGGCCTTTGAGTATATCTCGACTGTGCGCACTGTTCCGATTGAAGCTCACCCCAACTTTGGCGGATCGCAAATCTCAAGCGGGGGCTTTATTAAACCCGAAGATATAAAACTAATTAAGGACACCGTTCAAACACCTGGCAAAACATTCGATGATATTACGGATACTCTTATATCCGCCGAAACCGAAAAATGCAGAAGTCTGTATGGGTATCTTGCCAAGGGAGTGGAATCGTACTACGTGCCGTCTATGGTTGTGCGTAAAACATATCAGGCATCTTCTCCTCCTTCTGGCGGAAGGGTTGGCAAGATATCTTCACCAGGTGGCGTAGTGGCAGGCACACCAAAAGGCGCAACTTTCCTTCTGATCAACATTTCAGCGCGAGGAACGAGCGGATCTTACACAGTCACAGAAGAATACGAAATGAGCGGGGAAGGCGGCTGGGACACGTTCCTCTACGGATCTTAATCTTTTGACACCTCAATAAGCTAAATCCCTATGCCTCACTATTACGTAGACCTAGACAACAATAAGCTGATCACAGGATCGT